ACAGCATCAAACTGTGTGAAGAATTTTTTAGGCATTGTATAAAGAGATTGCCATGTGGAAATAGTTATAGCCTTATCTGTTTCTTTTTCTTTACCCTGATAAATCTTATGTACATAATCATCCGTATTCCATCCATTTGTTTCTGAATAGTCTTTAAAGTCAGATGATAGTTGTTCAACGAGGGAAATAGTAGGAACAATGATGAGTATTTTCTTGCAAGATGATTGCAACAAATATCTTATCAACAAATAAATGATAAGAGATTTACCTGATGCGGTAGGAGATAATAGTAATGCACGGCGTGTCCGAATAGCATGAACAAACGCTTCTATCTGATAATCACGCGGCTCATGCTTTGGGTTTATATCTTTGATAAATTGATTAGCTTCACTTAGCGAAAATTCTTCATCATAAACTTCATTGTCATATTCCCACTCATAATTGCGAGACTGACAGAACTTTACAATTTCTGGAACAAGACCACGATAGATAAGATGTGTTCGTACATCATATAATCTTATCTTGCCATCCCATAGACGAGCTTTATATTGTGGAGTAAATTGATAACCAGGGACATGAAATGTAAAATGTTCACGAAGTTCATAACCAACACCATCATCACAGTCAACTTTTACATAGACTTCATCTTTATTATTAATAACAATCTTATCCGCCACTTGTAAACTTTTCCCAATCAATGAATGACTTTAACTGCCAGGTGCGATTATTTAGTTCTTTTAAAACCGACTGGCAGAAAGCCACAATTTCTTCTTGCATCACTTTCTTGAGAAGAATGTTGTTGAGTTCAGTATCAGAGTCAAGATATGTTGGAATGTCCGAACGAAGGATTTTCTTTGGGTTTGGATCAAGCCCGTACTTTTCAAGGTCTTCTGGATTGTTGAGGTCGCCATTATAATATTCCCATTTAATCTTGCGAAGCTTATGATATTCCGCTGTTTGCTTTTTGGCCAATAGATTATGATGCGTTAGAATACGCAGGTACTTTGCATGTAGTGTTGGAATACGAGCAAGTTCGCGTGATGGTTCAGTTTCATCAACTGGTGCATCTTTAACCCATTCTTCCATAAGATAGTCAATAGTTACAGGCGGTTTCATGCCAACTCCATAATATAAAAATACGTTCTATTATAGCAGGAAATTATAGTCTGTCAATCTCGAAATAATCATATCTGAATGAGATATCAAGCACGGGAACAACATCTGCATTATCGGTTGTAGCAAATGGAATTGTTCCTAATGATGTTGGAAAACAATTTTTAAATTTAATGCGAAGATTTGGATTATTGGCATTTGTATTAAGAGTAAGCATACCATCATAAAATCTAGAAGAAAACTTTTCTTTGAACTGGCCAAAACGAACAGGATTAGCCAAATACACCATCCATTGATAAGTTTCTTCCCACACACGAATATCTTCATCAATGAGAGTTGTTATTGTAATAGGATCAAAGTTTATCTTTTGTCCTTGTCTATATGTGTCATTAAACATAGAGGACTGCAAAACTTCAGTGGTTGATAGACCAGGAAGCTGGACAGTTTGACAAAAGTATTTCAGAAAAGGCAATTGCGGAATAACAAAGGTAAACTTTGTTGTTTGTAATAAACTTGTATTTTCTGGAATTTGTGCTAATAATTCATTTGCCATATTTGTCTCCTATCGTCTATATTTATCAAAACAAAAAGGGCAGAGTTTCCTCTGCCCAGTTTGTAACCTTGTTCTTATTCTTATTATTACATAAGGTTGCGAACGCGGAAGATGCGATAATACTTGTTGTTACGAGCACCAATAACACCGTTACCAGCAGTTGTTCCCTGTGCGAATGGATTTGCGACCATGCCGTAGCGTGTCTTGAATCCAATCTTTGGCTGGAATGTGTCTTGACCGATAGCGCGAACCATCTGTAGTGGTACGTATGGGCAATAGAACAAGCCAGCGTCATAAGGAGAAGAACCCTTATAGCCTACGCAAGCAAGTTCATCACCGTTTGAAGAACCACCGAAGTATGGATCGATGTAAACCTTAATACGGCCATGGAGAGTACCAGCAAATGTGTTGCCAGTATCATCAACAGTTAGGTTAGCTTGTAGAGCTGGTGTATAGTCAAGTACGCCAGCCATAGCAAGAGCGGATGCAACGTCAGAGGAAACGATCATCACGTTACCCTTACCACGACGAGTGTCCTTGGCAATAGCATTAGCTTCACGTTCAATTTGGAATACTAGACCCTTAAACTTCTCAACTGACCAACGACCGTTTGAGTCGGTATCAAGATCGAATGTACCAGCAGATGTTGTGCCGTAAGCAGCACCAGCAACAGCAGAGTAATAGATTGTACGGATAACTTCACGATTGATTTCAGCAAGAATTTCTGTTGACAGAATGTTTGCAAGTTCAGTCTCAGCATCAAGACCGTGAACAGCCTTAAGATCCTGAGCAAGTTCCATTGTGTATTCTGCCTTTAGCGCACGGCTACGAGCAGTTACAGTTACCTTCTCAATTGAGAAAGCCATTTCAGCAAACACGTTGGTAGAATTGTCACCAAGTGATTCTGCCTGGAATGTTGTCATACCAGCACCATAACCAAATACGCTTGTTGGATCAGCAATTGCTGAACCAGAAACTGGGTTTGTATTGCTTGCGCTACCAACAACGTTACCGTTTGCACCAAGTGAGTTTGTTGATGAAAATGCTGAGTTAACTTCACCGTAGAATGTTTCATCACCACCCTGTGTCTTATACTTAGAACGCATTGCGAAGATCAAGCCAGTTGGGCCTGTCATTGGCTGTACGCCAGCAACGTCATAAGCAATAAGATTTGGAAGAGCGCGGCGAACCAATGAGATAAGGATTGGATCATAGGCAGCAACAGATGAGTTGGCACCTGCACCAGCGTTAGCAAGACCACCACCGTAGTTTGTTGGTGCTGATTCGTTAAGCTGACGGCCTTCTTCTGCCATAGCCTTCTCTTGGTTCTCAAGAATGATGGCTGTGACTGCGCGGCGATATGGATCCTTAATGGCTCCAACGCCATCGTGATCAAGAACTGGTGACCACTTGTTTTCTAATTGTTCAGTAAGATACATCTTTTTATTCTCCTTTAAAGAACTTTTTTATTATTTATAAGAATTACTTAGGAAGTGATTTGCCAAGTGTCTTGACATAAGCTGCCATTGGGCCTCTTAGTTCTTCCGAAATCATTGACTTACCATCAGAATTGGATTCAGCGGAATCAAGTGCCATTGAACCATTGTAGTTATTTGATGGGAAATAGTTTTCACGAATTGTCATTACCTTTTGAGCGTATTCGTCAATATTAGTAAATTCAATTCCTTCAGAAAGAGCCTTAAGCTTTTCAGCCTGAGTTGCAGTTAGACCTTCTGTAAGATCATTAATTACTTCAACTCTCTTGCTTTCTGATAGCATCTTGTTAAGAGCAACATTGCGCTCAATTTCTTCGTTAAGCTTGGACTCAAGTTCATCAACTTTATCACCAAGAGCTTCAACGACTGAAACCTTATCATCTGGAATATCAATATAATTTTCAGCGAATAGCTGACGTAGACCAGAAATAAAGTCTTCTGTTAGTTCTGTGCGTAGACCAGATTCAATTGCAATCTCATTGTCTGCAACCCACTGTTCTACAACATAGTTTAGATAATCATCTACATTTGAAGATAGTTCTTCTTGAATAGCAGAAACTTCTTCTTCAAGTGTTTCAGCAAAAGCTTGCTCAATTACAGCAAGTTCCTCTTCAACCTTTTGCTTTACGGCAGCTTCAAAGATTGTAAGAGCTTTGGCCTTAAATTCTTCTGATAGGTCTTCGCCATGGAAAAGAGCTTCAACATGCTCAGACATATCAACTTGATATTCATCTTCTGAATCTTCAGAAAACTCAAAATTTTCTTCGATAGCCTGAAGAATTTCATCTTCAGAATAACCTTCGGCAACAAGAGCATCGATGAATTGAGTTAATTCTTCTTCTTCATTCATCTTCTTAGACTTAGAAGAATCCTCTTCCTCTTCTTCTTCCTCTTCTTCTTTCTTAGAAGACTTGGACTTCTTAGGAGAATCTTCTTCCTCTTCTTCTTCCTCTTCTTCTTCCTCTTCCTTCTTGGCTTCCTCTAGTTCTTCTTCCTTAGAACCTTTACGCTTCTTATTGAGCATAGCCATAAACTTAGACTTCTTTGATTCCTCAGCGACAACTTCGCCTTCAGTCTCAGTGTCTTCTTCCATAACTTCCTTAGGCTTACCCTTAGATGGCTCAGCGGCTACAGAAGCCTTTGCGGACTTGCTTGTATCTTTCTTAGAAGAACCAGCTGCCTTAGCAGATGGAGGAACATCACCCATCTTTGTTAAAGCTGGACCAAGGTCTTCTACCTTATCAAATTCACCAACAGGTGTTGCGCCAGGATTAGAATGGCGACCAACAACAGTCTTTGAACTTGGACGTAGTGTGGACATATTTGGATTTGAACCATTAGCATCACGATCTGGGCTTCCTCTGTCATTAGGACCCATAGAAGGAATTGCATTTTCCTTCATTAAGACCGCCTTTGCTGTTTCAGTTAGAGATGCCATATTTGAATACTCCTTATTTTAAATTATTTATAATTCTTAAAGTTTTGACATGAAATTTTCAAAAAGTTTTAGTGCAACATCTTCAATATCATGTCTTGATGCTTGTTGAATTTGTCTTTTAGCATTATAATAGTCAACTTCTTTCCAACCTGTTTCATCAAGAATCCATTCTTTACCTTCCATAATGCCTCTTACGAATGCATCTGGAGCTGATGGATCTGCTACAATATCAGCCGCTGTGGCCAATTTGAAATCAGGTTGTACAAGTTGATATCCATTGTGTGGCTTAAGAGACCCTACGCCTCTGGTTGAAACACCTAGTGTTGCACCGCCGTCTAATAGACTTTTTACAATCTTGCCATTAGGAGTATCCAGAATTTTGGCTTTACCAACAAAGTTGTGCCCATCTGGAGTTAGTTTTGTAATCATGTGTGATACACGATCCAAATTGATTTGTGGTGAATCTGGATGTCCCAATTCACCAAATGCTCTGTTCTTACCAACATATTCTCTATTGTATCTATCAACTTCTTTAGATAGAACATCATGAGGATATACGCGACCGTTGCGATTTTGCTTTTCGGCTTGCATGAATACGCCTTCAAGGAAATATTCTTTTTGCTTTGTCTTTTTATTTTCTTCTACAAGATAACGGACATCTTGTACTTCTTCTGCGATTAGCTTCATTGTGGTAATCCTAATGTGTTTCTTTTTCTTAATGATCTTTGTCTTTTAACCAATGATCTTGACATTTTAGCTCTACGCTTAATTTTACCTTTACGTTGACCCAATCTACGGCGGCGTCTTTCCATTGGAGACATTTTCTTAAGTTGTCCGCCTCTTAGTGTATAACCAGCAACATTGGAAACTTTTTTACGGCGTTGAACTTTTCCACCACGAATACGAGCTTTAATAATCTTAATACGAGCTTCGTCTAGTTCTTCTTCAGAAACATTTTCTTCTTTAATAGATTTCCAACGCTTAACTTGTGTGCCACACTTGGTACAATGAAGAACTCCATACATATCATCATGTTGTGACGTTTCTTGATACTTA